AGGCGATATATTTGAGTGGACGGGTAGCGGTTACGTCAAAACGTACGAAGCACCACGGGCTGATTTTGCAGACTACGCTAAGGCAGCATTAATAACAGCAACAGCTATGGCGGTTGGAAACGCCGCTGGTGCAGCTAGTGGCTTAGGGTCTATAGGCGCTGGTGCTATTCAAGGTGGTACTACAGCACTTGTTAGTGGTGGACTCAGCGGTAATATGTCGTTACAAGACGTTGCTACAGGGGCTGTGCTTGGAGGGCTTGGAGGAGCTATGTCAGAGCTTGCCAAGGCTTCAGAAGCAACTCAGTTAGAAACTTTAGAAGAGCTAAGTAACTTGTACGAAAACGCTGGGGCTGTGGAAAGTTACGAAGCTGTACAAAATGCTATTCAAGCTATACAGGCTGGTTCAGACTTTGCAGAAGCTACTGTAGGACTTGAAGACATAATACAGGGCGTTCAAACCGTAGTAAATATAGTAAGCGACGAACTCCCAGCTCCAGAAATAGATCCGAGTAGTACTGTTCCCGGCGGCACAATGACTAGCGATGTTACAGGAGATATTCCTGTAGAGCTGCCTATGCCTGACTACACAGTTACTCCTGAAGAAGACGCTGGTGGTGGTGGCGGCGGTGAAGATTCAAGTTTAGAAACTGAAGAAGAAGTTACTGAGCAAGAGTTAGCAGGTGAAGATCCGTTTGAAGACACTACGGAAACTGTAGATACTATTGAAGATGTTACGGAAGTTGTAGAAGAGCCAGAAACACCCGCTGAAGAACCTACGGGCAATGGAGAGGGCAGCAACGATGACAAAGTTAGCGATCAGATTCTTGAGGCCATCATGCGAGAAGAAGATCCTATTGTTCGCGATAAGTTAATAATAGAGTGGGAAAAATATACAGGTCAGAAATACGAAGGTCAAGAGCCTACTTACGGAACCGTAGATGACACAGTGGACGAGCCGGAGCCACCTCTGGGCTGGGTCTGGGATCGAATAGAGAATGTATGGCGTCCTACTTGGGAAGCCCCTGAAGTAGGAATTTATCAAGAAGGCGAGACTATACCGGACTCCCCTCCAGAAACAGACTCAGCGGGGGAGGAAGGAGTAGAAGAGGAAGAAGAGGACATACTAGACGCTGGTGACTTTACATTTGGCGGCGGCTCTATTGTTCCTACCAAACCTGTAGAAACTGTAGAGACTGTAAAACCTACTGACACTACTGATACTACAGACACCACTACAGACACTACAGACACTAGTGAAGAAGGTGATTTAACTTTTGGCGGTGGCAGCACAACAACCGGAACTGGAACCTCAACAGAAACCACAGGCGGTACAGGTGACGGAACAGGTACAGGCGAAGGGTCTGGTTCAGGTACAGGGACAGGAGACGGAGCCGGGTCAGGTACAGGGACAGGAGATGGTTCTGGAGACGGTGATGGAGATGGTGACGGTGACGGCGATGGTGACGGTAGCTTTAGCGGCATGATGTCTGGCGGAGGTGCTAGAGATTTTAAACCGTTTATGTCAGGAATATCTTACCAACTGCCGCAGATAGCAGAGATTATTCAGTCGCCAAACGTAGACTATAACGCACAACTTAACGCTATTATTAATAGAAATGTAGGTTTATTTGAGGGCATGCTTTAATGACGTATTTAGATTTAGTTAATAACGTGCTGCGTAGGATGCGCGAAGAGGAAGTCTCTAGCGTATCTGAATCTACCTACAGCAAGATGGCTGGTGATTTTGTTAATGACGCTAAGAAGCTTGTAGAGGCTGCTTGGGACTGGTCAGCTTTACGTACCACGTTAACAATTACAACATCAGCAGATATTTTTAATTATGTTCTTGTTGGTAGCCAAAACAGAATAAAGGCGTTAGACGTTATAAACGATACTTCTAACTTTTTTATGCAGTATCAGCCTTCTTCGTGGTTTGACGATAAGTACCTAAACGAAACACCTGCAGCTGGAGCACCTCAGTACTACACTTATAACGGTATTGATTCGCAAGGTGATTCGCAGATTGACGTTTACCCTAAGCCTGATGGTGTTTACACGCTACGGTTTAACTGCGTGTTACGTAACGAAGACTTAACTGCTGACACAGATCAATTGTTAATTCCTCACATGCCTGTTGTTCACACGGCTATTGCGTTACTAGCGCGTGAGAGAGGCGAGACAGGCGGCACAAGCGCACCTGAATACTTTGGTATTGCTGATAAGTATTTGTCTGACGCAATCGCTCTGGACGCACAGAAGCACCCTGACGAAACCATTTGGTATGCTCCCTAAGAGGCGACTATGGCACAACCCTTACAAAGCATTAACTTAGTTGCTCCTGCGTTTAAAGGTGTTAATACTGAAGACTCACCTATAGCGCAAGATCCTTCGTTTGCAGATGTTGCAGACAACGCTGTTATTGATAAGCGTGGGCGTATTGCTGCGCGTAAAGGAAACAATGTAATAACAACAGACAAAACTGAACTAGGTGCTGATCGTATCCATAAGATGCACTACTTCTATGACAACGCAGGTAACACAAAGCTATTCAGTACAGGTAACAACAAGATACTGTCGGGCACTACAACGCTTGTGGATGAGACTCCTGCTGCTTATACGATCACAGCTAACAACTGGAAGATGGTTAACTTTAACGATAAGGCGTACTTCTTTCAACGTGGGTTTGAACCTTTAGTGTACGATGACAGTACGGGATTACGTACATTTGGTACTGCTACCGGCTCTACTACTAGCACTGATCTGTATTGTCACGAGGCTTTGTCTGCTTACGGTCGTCTTTGGATTACAGACACTACAAGCAACAAGCAAACTATCTACTGGTCAGACTTGTTAATTGGTACTGACTTTACAGGCGGGTCTTCAGGCTCTATTGATGTATCTAAAGCGTGGCCTGATGGGTACGATGAGATACGTGCTCTATCGGCGCATAACAACTTGTTAATCATCTTTGGTAAGCACAGCATTATTGTTTACCAAGGCGCTGACTCACCTGCCAATATGTCGTTAGCTGACACTATTGGTGGTCTTGGTTGCATTTGTCGTAACTCAATACAACACACTGGCAGTGACATACTGTTTGTTTCTAACTCTGGCTTACGTAGCTTTGGCAGGGTTATACAAGAAAAGTCTATGCCTATTTCTGATTTGAGTCTTAACATAAAGACTGAGTTTATTCAGGGCATTGAAAGCAGAACACAGCCTACGTCATCTATTTATAGTCCAGAGAATTCGTTTTACTTAATTACGTTTCCTGACCAAAGCATTACATATTGTTTTGACTTAAAGACTCGTTTAGAAAACGGATCGTTTAGAGTTACAAGGTGGCCTTCTAGTGCTTTTTCTTCTTTTGAAAGGCTTACTGATGGCTCTCTTTATATCGGAAGCACACACGGTGTTGGAGAATATGCTGGTTACCAAGACAACTCTAGCAGCTATCGTTTTAGATATTACAGCCCCGGCTTAACCTTTGGAGATCCATCTAAACTTAAACTCCTAAAGAAGCTGCGACCAACCATTGTAGGTGCTAACACTGCTAACGTAATACTTAAATGGGGATATGACCTAGAAGATGACTTCAAGAGTCAAGCCTACATTACTGGCGATCAACAGCCAGCTTTTTATAACGTTGACGAGTTCAATATAGCAGAGTATACAAGTGGTGTTTTAACCACCCGAAGAGTTGTTAACGCAACAGGGGGCGGCAGCATTGTAACAATAGGACTTGAATCAGATATAGATGGATTCCCTTTGTCACTGCAAGAAATTAATGTACTAGTACTAATAGGTAAAACAATATGAGCAACTATACAGTATCAACGGACTTTGCTGCCAAGGATTTGCTGCCTTCTGGGGATAGCAGTAAAATCATCCGTGGCTCTGAGTTTACTACAGAATTTAACAACATTGCCACGGCGGTATCGTCTAAGGCAGATACAGCAAGCCCTACATTTACAGGGACGGTAACAATACCTGCGTTAACGTTTACAGGAACGTTGTCTACAGGGACGATTGACGGAGGTACGTACTAATGGTTGATACTTATAATGACATTATGGGAAGCATTGATTACGCCGCTGGATTACCATCTAGTAACGCACAATCAAGCAATATAAATTGGGGCGATGTTCTTTCTGGCGCTGCTGGTTTATTTGGAAAGGTTGCTCCTGTAATTGGCGGAGGAATGGCTGCTACCAGTGCTTACGATAGATTAGGTGTAATAGGAGAGGCAGCTCAACAAGGCGCACAACAGATTGCACAGCAAGGTTTAGAACAGTCAGAGTTCAAGCCATTTACTGTTAGGTCTAGCACTGGTGGTATGTTTAGTGCTGATCCCGGTGGTAATGTGTCTATGGGACTAGGTGGTCAAGAGCAAGCAATACAAAACGCTCTTATGGCTCAGGCTCAGCAGGGTATTGCTGGTGGCTTTGGTGGCGATCCAATGCAACAGGCTGCTGCTCAACAAGCATACGGACTTGGCGGTCAGTTTATGGGTATGGCTGGTCAAGACCCTATGCAGCGTGAGCGTGACATCTACGGTAACATCCGTGCTATGCAGAGTCCTGAAGAGCAGCGTCAGCGCATGGCTCTTGAAGAGCGTTTGTTTGCTCAAGGGCGTGGTGGTGTTTCTACTAACATGTACGGTGGTACTCCTGAGCAGTTAGCTATGGCTAAGGCACAAGCTGAAGCGCAGAACCAAGCATCGTTAATGGCTATGCAACAAGCACAGGCAGAACAACTACAACAAGCTGACATTGCTTCTACGTTTGCTGGGTTAGGTTCGCAGCTAGGCGCTCGTGATCTTGCAGCACAGCAACTACAGCAACAGATAGCACTTGGCAATCTTGTAGGTGCATACGCGCCACAGAATCAATTGTTAGCAGTTCAAGAAGCTTCTCAACTCTTCCCGCAGTTGCAGCAAAAAGGACAGCTTTACGGTGCTGGGTTGTTTGGTGAAGCGTCTATGGGCGGTCTTGAGGCGTTGCTTGGTGCAGGTCTTGGTCAAGCTAACCTTATGGGTCAGTTAGGTACTGGTTTGTTAACAGATCTGGCTACTCCAACAGATAACTATGGCGGTTTGTCAGAGTTGTTTGGCGGCGCTGTTGACTTTGGTAAACAAATTTACAGCGGTTTAGGTTTTGGCAGCAGTGACACAGAGGGTTCTTAAAAATGGCTAGATTTGGACAAGCATTTATAAACCAACTAACAAACCCTAGTTATTCTCAGGGTATGTTTAATTTAGGTTCTGCTATAGGATCTGCTCCAGCCATTGCTGCTGAAAAAA